TTATCAACACCGCTGGGAATTGCGTGATGGCCAGTTTCTGGACGTCAAAGAATTCTCTGCTCACTGACCCCACAGCGGGATCCGTCATATTCTGTAGTTGTGCTTGTATGTTCTTGGCGATATCTTCCCTGGCTGACATTACCTTACCAATCTATTGAAATGGAAAGGCTGTCTCTCTGCTTCTGAAATATCTCCTGATGAATCTAGATCGTATTCAACACCCAACCTCAAGATAAGATCAAACTCCTCTTCAAACTTCTGTTTGTAGTAGTTCATCTTCCTTTCAAACACGTCAATCTGTTCTTCAAACTTTGATAGCTTGGGGTAGATGTAGTGCGCCAAAACGTGATACACAGCGGCCCTGGTGAATTGTGAAGCAGTCAGCCTGGACGGGCTCAATCTCTGGTTTGATGTGCCAATGATGCTGATATCAACCTGTCCGTGTTGTGCTTTTGGGAACCAACGGATGTTCAGCAACCTTATGATGTCATCATAGGTCTTCTCGTGGTCTGAATCAAATTCAGCGATGCCGTATTTCTGGATGTCTGGTTCGTATTCTAAAAGGTCTGTGTCTGTCGCGAATGTCGCCATTTCAAAGGTCCTTCCTTGTTTAGTAAAAGTGACTGGTCCTTCCAATCACAACAATATTTAGTGGAAATAAGGAAGGCGAGCCACCCAATCAAGGGGGACCCGCCTTCCATCAAGAGAGGTCAAACTTATTATTATAAGTTCTTCGCTCCTTTTACTCTTACCGCATAGTTAGATTTTAACACAGCGTTACCTCTGGCAGTAGTCGCAACGTATTCCGTTGTTCTTGCTGAAGCATCTCTTTGTGTCTCAATTCTAATTGGTCTCTTCAGGATGTGGCCAAAAGCCATTGGTGAAAATACACAACCTTGAGCGTCTGTCGCCACTGAATCAGCCGCGATCGCTGTAGATTGGAATAATTTCACGTTGAAGATCCTACCAACGTATGCTGATGATGAGATCAACTCATTACCAGTTGATGATAGTGCGTTACCGTTTGAGCTATTGAAACCAGCACCTGCTAATTCTTTAGCGATCCTGAATGCTTGTCCTGGGTGTAGCACAGCGAAGTAATCGCCTGCCGCATCAGTTGGAGCATTTACGTTTCTTAATTTATAAACGGCTTTCAAGATGTCGTCTGCTGACAATTCAGTTGCGTTGTCTCCAACGTCCGCTGAAATGTTCGCTTCTGTGAATATACCAAAAGCGTCAGTGTCAATCTTTTCCGCAATAGCGTTTCCAAGCATAACTCCAACGTCTGAAGCCATATTCCTAGCAGTTGATTCTGCTAAAAGGTCTGACACATCAACTCTCGCGCCAATCTCTGCCGCTGTAATTGTTTCATTACTTGTTGATATTGCTTCACCAGTTAAGTCTTGTGCTTGTGTTGGTGCGTATGCTGTTGCTTCAGGGTAAATTGGTATCTGAACCGTTAAACCTGGAGTCGCAGTCATATCATACACGTTGAACACAGAACCAGCGATTGATTTCTCTGATGCTGTGAAAATGGCTTCCCTTAAGACATTCGTCAATAAAGACGAATCGCTTGAAGATAAACCCGCTTCTGTCATAGATGTAGTTGCCATCGTATGTTTCTCCTTTAGTTGTTAATTTAAAGAAACCTACGCAATATTACTGCCAAATAGTTTGGCGCGATGTTGCTTGTAGATCTCCCTGTCCTTGGCCTTCGTAAGGTCAAGTTTGTCTAAATCAACTTGTTTAACACCCTCTGGATTGCTGTTTGAAGTTGCCCCTGAACCTGTTGGTCCTGCTTGGACGAAGTGTGGATTGGCTTTCAACCAATCTGATACTGCGCTTTCCACATCCAACGGTTCGCCAGCCTCCGTGTATCTCGTGTTGCCCGTCTTGGGATCAACGATCTCCACTTGGCCTGTCTCTGACATCTTGACTTGATCTCTAACAAGCCTCACGACCTGTTCTGGATTGACTGCCTTGTTCTTGCTCGCCGCATTCAACAACGCCCCATCCACCTTGATCTTGGTCAATTCGTCAGTCAGCGTAGATATCTTTGAGGTGGCCTTTTCAGCCTGCTCTTTCAATATCTTTTCAAACTCACCCTTTCTCTTTTGCTCTTCAAGTTTAGATTGCTCTTCCTTCTGTAAAAGAGATTGATAGTGCTCAACATCAACGTTAGAGAATTTCTTTGCCACCGTCTGTTCGCCCTGTAGTCTGGCTGACTTCATCGCGGCATTGAACTGCTCTTTCGTATAAACTGGTTGATTGTCAGTTCCCTGCGTTGGATTGTTTTTTGAGTCTTCTTGAGCAGGCGCAGTGCTCTGTTCAGTATTGACTTCCAATGTTTCATCACTCATTGCTGTGTTCCTCCATTTGTTTTCAACGCTGGATAACGTCGCTGTTGTTATTTATTTAGATGCTAGTAGAACATATCGCCATCAGCATCAAGACCCCAGTCGCGATAATAAGAAGTTTTTCGTAATCTGGATTGGGCATCTTTCAACTTATTTAGGTCCTGTATGAATATCAATGGTGCCTTCTGGAAACTGAACTGGATCCCCTTGTGTGGGCCGTCGTTGTCAGGATGGTCATACATCACTGCGTAGTCAGGGTTGCGTTTGTGTGCCCGCTTACAGATGCTGGACAACTGGCGTTCAGTTATCTCGTCAGTGAAATATAGGATGACAACATCCAGGCCAAGGCTAACAAAAAGACCGCAACACTGATCAATCTGATCCAGCACATCCTCCTTCGCAGGTGTGATCTGTATCTTGCGATCCTCAAGTGTTCTTTTCGCAAACGGGCAGACAGGCGCTCCACTCGCCTTATGAGTTTTAGCAACAACCTGTCTGATCCATTTCTCAATGTCTTTACTTCCTACGGCCACTTTTCTTACGACCAGTAGAAGCCTTTGACATCTTTGGCTTCCTTCGTCCGCCTGTTCCTCTTGGCATAGTCTTCCTCCTTTTTGAAGGTATCACGTTGGTCAATAATGATCTACCTGTGCTTGTGTCTAACATTTATTGGCTCCTTACCTTCGTTCTTTGATGGAGCATACAACTCCAACAATTCTAGTCCGCGATTGTGTGCTATCTTCTTCATCTTGATGGTGGCCTTGCGGGCCTGTTCAGCGTATCGCCTGCTGGGTCGCTCCATCAGTTTCTCCATAGCCTTGAAGTAGTTCATACACACCACTTTCAGTTGTTCGTGCCTGGCGGTCTCCACTGGTTGTCTGTAAATCGTTGCTAGTGTCATTTCAATTCGTCTGGTTCAACTGGTGAGAAGTGTATAGAGTGCCACGGTGCCGTGAGCCCGTGTGCGTTCTTGTATATCTCTCCCGTCTGGACGCTCTGTGCGGCCATAAAGGTCCTAGTGCCGTTGCCATTCCTCTTCTTCTGGACCACCCTACAGGGCCTCCATTGTTGTCCCTTGGCGTAGAATTTGGCGTGATTGGTCTTCTGTCCCTTTGATGTCTTTACACCTGCCATCCTGATCTACCTCCATTGCGGTTTCCTTGATGATTTATTAGATGCTAGGGTTTTGTTCCTGTGCTTCGCCATCTTGCTCCTGTCCAAATAGTTGTGCTAGTTCTGGATGTAGTTGTTTGATCTGTTCAGTTGTGTAACCTTGTTGAATCATTTCTTTTAGATGTGCTAACATATCATTCACGTTCGTGATTGGTGCGTGTGTCAGTTGTGTTTGTGATTGTTGTTGTTCAAATTCTAGGACCTTGTCTTCGTCAGTCTCAATGACCTCTACCAGCTTCTGGTCAATCATCTGCTTGACCCTTGGGTCCTCTGGTTTTGAATCAGCGGCCTTCTTCAGGATGTCTATCTCGTAGTTCCTGTCCCTGATGTTGAACACGTTTGGATACTTCACTTCGCCATCCCAGTTGATGTTCTGCCATCTTGCGAACAATCTCCAGATCTGCTCTTCCGCCAGTTGTAGGTTCTTGGCCTTCTCTGAAAGCCTTGAGTCCAGTTGTAGCATCTCGCTCTGTAGCCTTATGCCAGATCCCTGCCTCTGTTCCACCGCCCTCACACTGCCCAGGTGTGCCATCCTGTCAATCATCTTGACCTTGGTCTCTATTGAGTTAAGGATCATATCAATTGATTGTCCTGATGGTTGTAGCAATGATGGACGCAGTCCTGGGTCCAACTCGTTGGGCACGTTGATTATGGCACCCGCGCCAGCACCCGCTTCAGTGTCAATGGTCTTGACCAGCGTTGGGTGTCCTGACAACCTTATGGTCTGTTCTATCTCTGAAAGCTCATTGTATATGGAGTTCTGGACGTCTGCGATATCGCCAATGTCACTGATGCCAATGCCCCTGACTGGGGATCTTTCAGCATACACGAACACGCCTGGTATCTTGCCCAGGTTGTTTGGCATCTCTTCTATCATTTCAAGTGCCTCCGCCCTTTCAGGATTGTATTCCTCCAGGTATATCTTGTCCTTGGTGTAGGTCCTCAAAAAGTATTTGGTTGATTTCTGGAACGCCCTCTGTTCCCTCTCAAACAATCTCACCATACTCAATTCGTATAGGCCACTTGGCAGTCGCTCAAACTCCCAGTCCAGTATGTTCTGCGGTGTGTAGATTGAAGCGTAAGGTCTGATGCCCTGTGCCAGCTCTTCAGCACGTGTGCCCACGGCCACCTTTGGTTTGTCTATCAGCACGAAGCAGTGTCCTGTTATGCTTGACTTTATATTGACGTCTTTCATAAAGGCGTTGAAGTCCCTGCCCTCTAGGTCAGCGTCCTTCATAAACTGCTCAACCTCTGGTAGGCCTTCTAGGTTGCCCAGCATCCTCTTGGGCTCGTTCCTGAACAGGAATGAATTGTATATGTGTATGATGCTCTTACAATGATTATCTAATGGTGTCTGTGCTATCCTTGATATGTATTCGTGTGATGACTCCATCACATACTTGGTCAGGTAGTTGCCCATCCTGTATTGGGCGCCACCGTCATATGATCTCTGTAGGAAGTCCCACCTGTGTATGAAATTCTGATATTCCTCGTGTGTTGGAATGCCTTCTAGATTCACGCCACCGTGGTCAA